GGCGAGCCCACCGTGGAGGGCCAGGTCGGCAAGCTCTACTTCGTGCCCACCAGCAACGGAGTCGGAGACGACCTCTACACCGAGTGGATGCTCATCGACTCTGAGTGGGAGAAGGTCGGCTCCACCATGGCGAGCATCGACCCCGTCACCACCGACCAGGTGGACGCCGTGGCGCTAGACCAGCAGCCCGTGGGCGAGCAGGTGCTCAGCCTCACGGGCCTGAGCTACCTGTGGTCGAAGCTGAGGGCTGCGTTCTCGGCGGCGGGGCACAAGCACTCCGCCTCCGACGTCGCCTCAGGCACGCTCGCGGTCGCGCGCGGCGGCACCGGCTCGGGCGACGCGACGGCGGCGAGGGCGGCGCTGGGCGCGGCCTCGAGCGCGGAGGTGCAGACGCTCCGGGATTCCGTATCCCGCGTCCTCCCGCCCGCGAGGCTCCCCAAGGCGTATCTCGACGCTGTGTCGGGCGACTTCCTGATGGTCAGGTTCTTCGTCAGCGACACCGACGAGTACCGGCTGGAGATAACGCCGAACGGCATCGCCTACACACGCTATCTGGACAACAAGGGAACCATCATCTGGAAGAAGTAGCATTCCGTATCCCCGACCATAACAATGCTCGCCCTCGCGAGCGCGCACGTCTCGGCGTTCGGCGCGAGCTACTGCATGCGCGTCGGCGACGCGGTGACCGTCCACGTGGGATTCATCATCTCGTCGGCGCTCGCGGCGAACGAGGCCGTCCTGTCGGGCCTTCCGGCCCCGGCGGAGGTTGCCTCCGGAGACGTGGGGCTCTACACGGCGGACAACAATGTCGTCGTTCTGTACGTGGCCTCCGACGGCACCATGAGGACGAAGTACGCCGTCACGGCGGGGTCGAGGCTGGCCGGGTCCTACTACTACGTGGCGCAGTAGCATTCCGTATCCCGGGCATCGCTCGGGAAATATCTCCCGGACCTCAATGACTGCAAGGACTTCGGCTGCTACGAGTATTACGGCGACACCGCGAACGCCCCAATCCCCACCTGGGGCGTCGTCCTCGTGATAAGGTCGGGCGACTACCTCGCCCAGCTCGCGGTGTCCAACTACACCTACACGGAGAACGGCAAGCGCGCGTACGTGCGCTCGTGCGTCCGCAGGGATGTCGGCTGGGAGTGGACCAGCTGGGTGGCGCTCGTCTAGGCCCGCCGCCTCAGCGCCCCATGGCGAGCCACTGGCACGTGCCTGCCGCCTCCCCTCTCATGGGCGCGCTCACGCGGTAGTGTCTTGAAAGTTGGTGTAAGCGGTGCCTTCGCCCGTAAACCCGCTTGCTACTAACGCATCCTATGCCGCCCTTCTTCTCGAGTCAACGCCGTCGGCCTTCACCAGCCGGATGATGGCAGCCGCGTGTTCGGCCGCCGTCCCCTCGTAGGTCGGTGCCGGTGCAGGTCTCCTCTGCTTCCCCCGCTCGAAGGCCTCCTGGATGGACCCCGCGGAGAACCAGCGCCTGGACTGCCAGGCCTCGTCCATCTCGGCAAGGGCGGCACCGACGTACCTGAGGAGGCTCCTCCTCGACGGGAACACCTGCACGACGCGGCTCCTGCGCTTGATCTCACGGTTGGTGCGCTCCTGGATGTTGTTCGTCCTGAGGCGTATGTGATGCTCGTAGGGGAAGTCGAGGTAGGCGAGGGCATCGGGCTCGGCCTCCTCCAGGAGCTCGCCTGCCGCGGGGCAGATGGCACCGACCTCGTCGGCCGCCAGGTGGTAGAGCTCGCGGACCAGCGCTGGGTCCCGCTCCGCGAAGACGGCGGACAGGAGCTGCCCCACGAGGGCGCGCTGGTGCCTCGTCCTGGCGAGCGAGCAGCAGTTCCGCTCGAGGTGGACGATGCAGCGCTGCCAGGCGGCGCCTGGGAACGTCTCCTCGATGGCGCGTCTCAGGCCCTCGTGCGCGTCGGAGGTCACGCAGAGCGTGTCCGTGACGCCGCGGTCGCGCAGCCCCCGCAGGAAGAGCAGCCATGACGCGTACGACTCCGTGTCGACGGCGTCGACGCCCACGAGGTATCGGTGCCCGTCGTCGGCGGCCGCTATCGCCGTCACCACCGCGACCGAGCTGACGTGCCCGCCCTCCCTGGCCTTGACGTAGGTGGCGTCGAGCCACAGGTACGGGAACCGCAGGTCGCGGAAGACGCGGCCCTGCAGGTCGGCGACCGTCTCGTCGAGCGTGGCGCACATGCGGGAGACGGCGTCCTTGCCGAGCCGGTCGACGCCGAGCTTGGCGGCCACGCGCTCGACCTTCCTCGTCGAGACCCCGCAGGTGACCATCTCGGCCACGGCCGCCACGATCGCGCGGTCCGTCCTGGAGTAGCGCTCCACCACGTCCTCGGGGAAGAAGGACCCGCGCCTGAGCTTGGGTATGCGCAGGGTTATCGCCCCCACGCTCGTCAGCAGCGGGCGCTCTCGGTAGCCGTTCCTCTGGTTGCCTCCCTCGCACTCGAGGTCGGCCTCGACGTCCATCACCTCGTTGACGATCGACTCGGCGAGCGTCCTGGCCAGCTCGCCGACGTTCACCATCCCGTCGTCGAACCGGGGCAGCTCCGGTGTCGTCCCATCCTGCGCATCGCCTATGATTGCCATAGCGGTCATCGCCTCTCCTAGTCTCAATACGTCGCTGTTTGAGATTCTAGGGCGATGGCCGTTCCCCTTAGCCCGAAGTACCTATCTGGGAAACGTGCCTACACCAACTTTCGCGACACGATCCTCACGCTGTCCTAGCCAGCCGTGACGAAGGTGATGCCGCCGTAGTATGCGGTGCCGCCCTCGACCTCGACGTTGCCGCCGGAGCCGACCAGAAGTCGCCGCTTTCCGTCGGAGTCCCCGGTGGTGTTCGAGACGAAGCCCAGCGGGCGCCACCCGGCGGGGAGGGTGTATATGGTCGTCCTGTTGATGGTGTCAGTTGTGTAGTTGGCCAGGCTCACGGTCACGACGTCCCCGGACCTGCCTATCTTGAGGATCGGGCCGTTGACGAGAGTCGCCCGGGATACGGAATGCCCTACGACGCCGTCATGGCCCCCTCGTAGGCCCTCGTCGCCCGCCTCACCACGGTGCCGAACCCCATGAGGTAGTGCCTCCTGGCGGTGTCGATGGTGGTGTGGCCCAGCGCCACGGAGATGTCCTCTATGGCGCAGCCCGCGTCCAGGGAGATGGTGGCCCACGAGTGCCTCAGCTCCGTCATGGACACCCACGGCAGGCCGTGGGCGCGGCAGAAGCGGCGGAAGCGGGAGGACACCCGGTGGGGCGCGAGCGAGCAGACCCGCCCGCTCCTGCGACTCCCGCGAATCTGGCGCAGGCGCGCGAGGGCGAAGCGCGGCAGGCGCAGCGTGCGCCTCGACAGCCTGGTCTTGCACGGAAGCTCGCGCTCCTCGCCGCCGACCCAGTGCAGCCCCCTCCTCACGCGGACGTCGCCCGTGCGCCAGTCCACGTCCTCCCACCTCACGCCGCACGCCTCGCAGCGCCTGAGGCCCAGGGCCGCACCCAGCAGGACCGCCGCCTCCCACGGCTGGCCGGCGATGCCCCTGAGCGTCTCGCGCTCCTGGGCGGCGGTGAGCGTGCGCCTCTCGGGGCTCTCGCGGCGGGGCAGCTCCACCCCCTGCGTGGGGTCCCAGAGCCTCAGCTGGTGTCGGCGCAGCGTCCAGCGCACGACCTGCCGGAGCGTCTTGTACGCCTTCTCCGCCGCCCCCGGGGTGGGTACGGAGTCCACCCACGACTGGACGCCCTCGCAGGTCACCTCGGCCACGTCGACCTCCCCCCAGCGCGGCAGGACGTGGCACCTGAGGGCCGAGCGGTAGCCCTCTATCGTCTCGGGGCTGAGCCTCCTCTCCTTGTCGGCCATGTACTCTTCGGCGGCCTCTGCGATGTTCATTCCGGGCTCCAATCTTCGGCTTTTCGCGGGACAAATCCCAGAGCATCGTGCGCCCTATTCGCAGCGTGCCGGTCCGGGATTTTCTCGCCGCACGGGCGCGGGGGACGAGGGGGCGAGCATGGGCTGGGGAGGTCTCACGCGCACGCGACAATCCATTGAAGGGAGGCGGTGCCATGGACCAGCCGGACCACGAGGGGCGCATACACGAGCTCGAGTCGCACGTGGGCACGCTCGACGATCGCGTCACGACGCACGGCAGGCAGATAGACCAGATGCACGAGGTCCTGACGCGCATGTCCGTGCGGGCAGACCTGCGCGAGGAGAAGCTCACCGAGATAAGCGACTCCATCAGCCGGCTCGACGGCAAGGTCGACGCGCAGAGGCAGGACCTGCTCGCGCAGACGCAGGGCAAGGCGGCGGCGCTGTGGGACAAGGCCGTGTGGGCGGTGGTGTACCTGCTCATCGGCTTCGCGCTCAGGGCGGTGCTCGACGCGCTCACCAGGCCGATGTAGGCAGGCGGAAGAACATACGGATGGAAGGGACAAGAGGATGAAGACGGAACTCAGGCAGTGGGCCACGGCGGCCCTGGTGCGCGCGGGCAAGACGGCGGCGCAGGCCGCGGTGGCGGCGATAGGCTCCACCACGCTCGTGGGCGACGTTGACTGGCGGGTGGTGCTCTCGACGGCGGCGCTCGCGGCGGTGCTCTCGCTGCTCATGAGCGTGGCGGGCGTGCCGGAGGTCGGCGAGGGCGCGAGCGTGGCTGCGCTCAAGAAGGGTGGTGAGTAGGCATGGACTACGACAACGTAATTGCAGACGAGACCTATTTTGGAAAGGTGACGCACTACACCTCTGGGCGCGGCGGGAACTCCATCCAATATGTCGTGCTGCACCACAACGGCGGCTTCAACACGCTCGACAACATCGTGGGCACCTTCAACTCGCGCGGCGTCTCGGCCCACTACCAGGTCGACCAGTCAGGGCGGGTCGGGCAGTACGTCTACGACGCCGACACGGCATATCATGCTGGTAGCTGGAACGCCAACCAGCTCTCAATCGGAATCGAGCACGCCAACGACAGCATCGACCCCTACAGCATATCGGAAGCCACGCTCGACGCGGGCGCTCACCTCGTGGCCGCGCTGTGCGTCAGGTACGGACTCGGGCGCCCCGAGTACGGCTCCAACGTCTACCCCCACAGGCACTTCTCGTCCACAGACTGCCCCGGCTCGCTCGGTGAGGACGGCTCGCAGCGGGAAGCCTACATGGCGCGAGCACAGGCCTACTACGACTCCATGACCAATGGCACGGCGGTCCCTGACGCACCCAGCGGCACGGACGCGGGCACCGGCGGCGGAGACTCTGCCCCGGCTGCGGCTGGTGGCGCGCTGCTCATGGACTGTGACGCGGGCGTGAAGACCTTTGCCCTGTGGGCAACGCAGCTCGGGCTGTCGGGCAGCGATGCCGACGGGTACATTTCGTACCAGTACTCAGGCAACAAGGCGTACATGCGCAACGTCTCCTCGGCAATCTACAACTGGTTCCAGGGGACGAGCGGCTCCCCCACGGTCAGAGCCATCCAGGAGCGCATCGGCTGTGCCCACGTCGACGGCGTCTGGGGGGCGGCTGACTCCCGCCAGCTGCACACGTACATGAACGACACGTGGGGCTACCACATGGTCGTGGACGACGACTTCGGCCCCGCCACGGCCTACAACCTCCAGGACTCGCTCAACAAGGGGCTCTGGCGGTAGACTATCCAACAGACTAATTAGTTCGGACGCGCCCCTTTCCGCTCAGGCGGGGAGGGGATTTTTCGTATTTACTGGTAGCCTGTTTTTGACGCGCGCATATACACTGGCTTTCTGCTTAACTGTCTCGTGTCTATGACAAAGATACTTTTTGGGCGTCCAAGTGAACATGTTTTGCATATTATTAGAGCAGCGCAAAAACGTGCACCAAAAGCGATTCAATCTTGGGCATATGTTCACTAGTTGCATTTGTGCCACCACTAGAAGGAGGAGGTTGTGACAGATGACCGCAATGGGAGCAACGATGACGTGGCCGGCCCTGGACATGACTTTCAAGACGAGGAGCACAAGGGAGAAGATGATCCGCAGTACGAACTCGATGCCCGCCGCGAAGATGGGCAGGGAGATTGCGGACAAGAGGATCAAGCGTCCGGGTCTGGACTCAGCAAGGCCGAAACACCAGTAAGAGAGGCCAGGCAGGACGGTGCCAAGAGGGCGCTCGTGGCCCAGAGGTTTTGGAGCGGGAGGCTTCCGTCTCCAGGCGAGTTCCTCAAGTATCCCGATAGCGTACAGCAAGATATGGTCAGATGGGAGTCCGAGGGCGTCGAGAACGAGCGCAAGCTGATCGAGCACTCCATAGAGATGGACAGGAGGCAGTCTGACAGGCTCGACAGGCTCGCCGCAGTTGACGAGGAGCAGATTCCACGGGCGCAACGGTATAGCCTCATACTCAATGTATTGCTGATAGCGGGTGCCGCTATCGCGGCCTGTTTCGGACAGGTAGGAGCTTGTATAGCCTTGATTGGTGGACTTACTGTGATTAATGCCATGAGCATGTATGTGAGCACCCAGCCAAAAGGGGTCCAGAAAACCTCAGAGAAGACGAGTCAGAAGAACGCTCGCGGCGGTGAGGGCTCTAAAGATTCATAGCGGGTTGTGCGTGAGCTAGACACCAGCCCCTCTCTTCGCGCTGTACGAGGAGAGGGGCTTTCCTTATGCCGATTCGTGGCCTCATCCATCACAAGGCGATGACCCCTCGAACGTGAAGCTGGGCTACACACTAAAGCCAACTGTCGCTTTCCCCTCGACGATGGAAGCGTTCTGCGTTCTGCTATGATGCGCACACGTGTTCGTGTCGGCGGGGGGAGGTGACCATGAGGCCCAGGGACATGCCGGATTATGTCGTGCCCCCGCGCGAGGCGCGCGCCTACGTGAGCGTCACGCTGAACGTGGACGCGCTCGGCCACGAGGACCCCGTCGGGCTGAGCCTCACGACGGCGGCCGGGTCCAGGTCGTGGCGCGTCCGGCTCGTCCGCTCGGTGCGCGAGATGCCCGGCGCGGTGCGCCATGCTCTTATCGGCCCTCCGCCCCCAGCGGTGGAGTATGCAATGAGATTGTATATATGATGCGACTCCCGCGTCCCACAAGCGACCTAAACATGCGGAATTAGCGATATCACATGACGCTTGTTGCGAGTAACGGCACGTAAAGCATATAGTCTGCACCGCAGAACCTTATTATGTCCTACCTCTACATCTAGCGGTATTAGAGTTTCCGCAGGTAGACGTCTTGCATAAAACTAATTTGTCCTAATTTGTCCTAAGCGTTGCTGCTCTGGGAGCACCCAGTCGACATCATAGGGGGTCTCGGCGTAGGCGCTTGCCATGGTCGACGAGAACTCGTCGGCGGCGGGCTTGTCGTAGTGCCTGCCCGTGACGCCCTCGCCCACGTGACCCATCATCTTCTCTATGACCCACGGCTCGACGTGTAGGGTCCAGCGCATGTACGTCTCCCACGACGGGCGCAGGTTCTTGAATGGGTGCACGTCGATTCCCGCCTCGGCGAGGTCGCCCGACCATGCCGCCCTGAGCCTGTCCTGACGCGGCGAGAGGCCCGTCCCGTCACCAGACAGCCAGTCGTCCCCACGGGCGGACGCGATGGCGCACAGGCGCTCTGCGGCCCTCCCGGCCACCACCACGGGTCTCCTGCTCCATCTGTTCTTGAGTCGTTCGCTCGGCATCTCGTCGTTGCGTATCTGCCGTCGCAGGGGGACGACCGCGACGGGCACGGAGAGGCCGTAGGCCTCGATCGCACGCGACTCGACCTCGGAGGCCATCGGTCCCAGGGCCTCGCCCACGCGGCAGGATCCGAACGCAGAGAGGATGAACGCCGCCTCGTACCACGACCCCCAGATGGCTGACCATATCCTGCCGAGGTCGTCGAGCGACCATATCCCGTCATCCTGCCTGCGGGAAGTGGAGCGAGGTGGCATGACGTAGTCCATGTCCATGGGATTCGAGGCTATTGTCTCGTACCTGACGGCATAGCCGATTATCCCGCGCATGAGGTGGACGCACGGCATGGCGGCTGAGGAGCGAAGCGTGGAGAGCCACTGCTGCACCGCGAGGGGCCGGACGTCGGAGACGGGGACGTCGCCCCACGTCGGCTCGATGTGACATCGCCAGAGCGAGCGGTACTGCATCACCGTGCTCTCGGACATCTCGCCGGCCCTCGCGCGCCTCTGACGGTCGGGGAGGAACCACGTCCCCCAGCACTCCGCGACGGTGGGGACTGGGGCGTCGGAGGAGTGGGAGAGGCGCAGCCTCGCAAGCTCCTCGTCACCGTCGCGCCTCGTGCCGTCGATGGTCTTGCTGTGGCGGGCGTAGCCCCTGCCGTCGTGCTCGTCCGCTAGGTACCTAAGACGCCTCCTGCCGGGACCTGCGGCCTCGTTCGTGCCCCACGTGCTCCTCCGACGTGTCATAATGCACATGCCTCCATTCGATGGGTGGTTGGCGCAGGCCCCGTGTTATGTCTTGGCGGACGCACGGGGCCCTTGCTGTGCCTACTTGCGGTACTTCCTGCCGCAGCTGCGACAGATGAACTCGTTCTTGCCCTTCTTGCCCATGAGCGCCCCGACCACCGCGCCCCCGGGGCCCGCCACGAGCCCGCCTGCGACCATCTTGCCCGCCGACAGGGGGCTTCTGGTGGAGCCCGCGAGAATCACGTCCTCGCTTCCGCAGTGAGGGCATACGAGCCCGCTCTTTCGTTTCTGCTTCGACACCTTCGATGAGTCACGATGTGCGTGTGCCATAACCATCACCTCCTCATGCTCGGGCTCTGGCTCGACGGGCGCTGACCACGAGGTAACCTCTAAATTAGAGTCGTTATGAGCTTCCTTACGCGCCTGCGCCCTATCGAGAATCTTTCTCTGCTCGGGAGTCGCAGTACCAAAATACGCGGCAACCATGGCTGCACTCTCGTCTTGAGGAGATGGAGCGAGGTCATCTTCGGGCTTCTCCACTACTTGGGGACGGAAGGCCGCTTCCTGCCCCTCGGGCTCGTCCTCGTCCCACGCCGGTTGCTCCTTGAAGTGACTTGCCATGTATCTCGCATCTCCCATCGTCTGCGCGTCTCGTCACGCTGGGTGCTCCACCATCTGGGGCAGGCAGTGCCAGAGGGCGCGATTGCCTTCTACATAGCCTCTCGGTTGTTCACATCGTCTTGAACCGTCGCCTTCGCGCGCGCTCTCTCGGCCTCCCACATGGCCGTGACGGAGGCCGACGCCCCGTCCTTGGAGTCCTCGCCCATCTTCTCGTAGGCGGCGTTCATGCGCGCCTGGCGGGGGTCTGCATAGGCTGGCGGAGACGGAAGCTCTCGCGGGTGCTCCTCGTACCAGCCGAGGAGCGTGTTCGGGTCGACGTGGAAGCACTTGCACAGATCCCACACGTTGGCCGCGTTCGGAAACGACTCGCCGCGCTCCCATGACTGTATGGTCCTGAAAGACTTGCCTATCTCGCGGGCAAGCTCGGGCTGGGTCATGCCGAGCGCCTCTCGATACTCCCTGAGCCTGATGTTCATCTCTGCTCCGTTCCGCTGTTCGCGTTCATTCGTATTGTAGACAAAAATTTGCGTCAACGCAAAAAAATGTTGCTAATTCACTTGACACAGACATATAAACGTCTATTCTGAATATTGACAGACAGAAAAGTGTCTGACCAAGTGAGGGGAATCAAGGGGGTGACAGAGGAATGGGATTCAACAAGAGCGTGTTCGCCAAGAACCTGCGAGCGCGTCGTGCCGAGCTTGACATGACGCAGATAGAGCTGGCAAAGCAGGCGAACCTCTCGCAGTCGGCCATCTTCCAGTACGAGGACGAGGCTCAAGTTCCCGGGGCGGACAAGGTCGTTCGGCTTGCGGATGCCCTGGGCGTTACCCCGAACTACCTCATGGGCTGGCCGAAGTAGAGCCAACCCGTACCCCGCACCACCCCGTACCTTGAAAAACGCCCCGCTGGTTGGTGGCATCCACGAAATCAAGGGTTGTCGGCTCCCTCAAATGCGGAACCATCAGAACCAAATCGCACCAATCGCGCACCTGCCACGGTGCCGCCCGGCGTGCCGCGCACCAGAAGAGTGCGCCACTCCGGCGTAACGGGTGCGGGGCCTGCCATACGGTCCCGCCGGCCACAGCATGATGGCCGTCCGTACCGGGCGTCGCCGTGGCGGGTGCGCGAGCACGAGCCGCATGCGTGCGGCATAAATGCGCCACGTAGCTCAGTGGACAGAGCGCCCGCCCCCTAAGCGGCAGACGCGGGTCCGACACCCGCCGCGTCCACCAACTCACACATATAAGAAGAGGGCCCCGCACGCCTGCAAGCAAGGCGGGACCCGTGACCTAGGGAGGTCGCACATGAGCATAGCCCACATCGGTCGCACGGCGTGGCGGGCGATCGACCGCTCCGCAGACGCGTTCGCGGCCTACATCGAGTCCCACACGTGGGCGGCGCTGCTCTTCGCCGCCGTCTGCATGGTCGCGGCGTCGATAGTGGACGTCCGATGAGGGCGGCGGAGATGGCGGAGGCCTGCGGTCTGCCGCCCATGATGACGTACTCGCTCGCCGAGACGGCCAGGTACACAGGCGTCAGGTACCGCAGCCTGCTCGACGAGGTCAACGCGGGACACCTGCGCTCGCTGAGGCCGAACGGGGCCAAGCGCGGGTGGAGGGTCCGCCCCGAGTGGGTGGACGAGTGGATGGGAGGCGACGAGCAGAAGTGAAATGCCAGATGACGCTCGCGGGCGTCAAGCGCGTGGGCGAGGACCGGCTCTTCTACGAGTTCGACGGAATCCACCAGGGCGACTACCTCCGCATGTACGTTGACGGCGCACAGGGCGAGGAGCCCGACTTCGGGACCGTCTACGAGGTGGAGGTCCACCCGTACGAGGGGGAGGGGGAGGAGTGAGGCGCGAGCTGCGCGTCAGCGCGCCCTCCACTCTCGTCCCGCTCATAGGAAAGACCTCGACGTGCCTCCTGCCGTCCCGCGCGGACGTGGAGGGGGTCTCGTCCGCGCGTGGCCGCGTGGATCTGGTCATACGGCTCGACGGGGCGGAGACGCACGAGCGGGCGGTCGAGTTCGCCGAGTATCTACGACACAACGGCATCACCGGGGTGATGCGCGAGTACAGGGAGGAATGATCAATGGGAGTACCGGTTCTCGTCATGGGGCCGAGCGGCACGGGCAAGTCGACCTCGATGAGGGGCTTCCCCGAGGGCTCGTTCGGTCTCGTGAACGTCCTTGGCAAGCCGCTGCCGTTTCGCGGCGCGCCCACGGGATACGTCACGCGGGAGGCCCAGAGCGCGCTCGCCGCGACGATGAAGGCCAAGTCGCGCTCGGTCGTGGTCGACGACTTCGGCTACCTCATCACCGACACGTACATGCGATACAGCTACGGCGACGAGAAGATGCGCGACCAGTTCGACGTCTACAAGAAGATAGGCCACGACGTGTACGGGTTCGTGAACTCGATAGTCTCCGACACGCCGGGGGACAGGATAGTTTACCTGATGATGCACACCGACGTGGACGCGAGCGGAAACGTCGTCCCCGCCACGGTCGGCAAGCTCCTGAACGAGAAGGTCAACCTCGTCGGCATGTTCGCCATCGTCCTGCTCGCGAAGCTACAAGGCGGCGAGCACGTGTTCGTCACCAACGACGAGCTTCCGGCGAAGACGCCGATGGGGATGTTCCAGGCGCAGTACATCGACAACGACCTCTGCGCGGTCGACACGGCAATCCGCGAGTACATGGGGCTCGCGCCCCTCGTGGAGGAACAGAAGAAGGGAACCAAGAATGCGTAAGATAAACTTCGAGAGCATCGACGAGGCCGTCGAGGGCGGCTTCGACACGCTGCCTGCGGGCAACTACGTCTGCCGCATCACCGGTGCCGAGGACGTCGCCGACAAGGAGTACGTGCGCGTGCTCGTCGACGTGGCGGAGGGCGACAAGAGGGGCTTCTTCGAGGACAAGTACTACGCCGACAAGCCCTACACGCACAACATCATCCTGTCATACAAGGAGGCGGCGCTCAACTTCCTCAAGGGACGCCTCCACGTCGTTACCGACTGCAACCCAGGCTTCGACGCCGAGGCCGCGTTCAACGGCGACGAGTCTGGCCTGTCACTGTTCCTCGGCAAGGCCGTGGGAGTCTGCTTCGGCGAGGAGGAGTACGAGAACAAGGAGGGCGACGTTCGCACGAGCGTCCGCCCCGACCACTTCGTCCGCATCGCCGAGATCCGCGACGGGAGCGCCAAGCCGGCCCGCCACAAGACGCTCGACGGAAAGTACCTCTCGCTCGAGGAGGCCGAGCAGGACGCCGCCCGCGCCAAGGGCTACGCGCAGCGTCGCAAGGAGAACACGGAAAAGCACACAGAGACATACGACGACATCCCGTTCATCTAACGTCTAATGTGTATCAAAATCTTATGCGATACACGTCAACAGGCAGGGAAGCACAGAAACATCGACACATGGCTCGGAGCGCACGGGGTCCCCTACGAGTATAAGAAGCTCGACTACGGGGACTACCAGCGCACGGGCTCGAACGTCTCGATAGACACGAAGCAGGGCCTCGTGGAGCTGTCCGGCAACCTGGGCCGCGAGCACGCGAGGTTCGTCCGGGAGCTCGACCGCGCTTCTGCGGCGGGCTTCCGGCTCGTCGTGCTGGTGGAGGCGGGGGAGAGGTACGAGGACCGCTCTCTCATAGAGGGGTGGGTCCCGTACCCATGCAAGCGGTGCCGGATGTGCGACCCGCTCGTCGACGACGGGTGCAGGCGGTACAGGTGCCGGCCGATGCAGGGCTCGTCCATGGTGAAGATTATGGCGACCCTCGAGCGAAGGCACGGCGTCCGCTTCGCGTTCTGCTCGAAGAGGGACACGGCAAGGACCATATGCGACCTTTTGGGGGTGACGTACGAGGATGGCGGCTGACGAGTCGCCGCTCGCGAGGGCGGCGAGGGACTACATCGCGCGCGGCATCGCCGTCATACCACTCGGCGAGGGCAAGAAGGAGCCCGTCACCAAGCACGGCCTGAACGACTGGTCGGACAACCCCGACCAGGTGGGCGTGTGGTGGGGGAGGGGGAGGAGGTACAACGTCGGCGGGGTGCTCGGGCAGGTCTCCGGCGGCATCATCGCCATAGACCTCGACGTGCACTCCGACGAGTCGGACGGCATCAGGGCGCTCAGGGCGTGGGAGGTCGAGCACGGCGAGCTCCCCGAGACGTGGATGCAGGTGACCGGGAGCGGCGGCAGGCAGATGTTCTACCGCGCCAGCCGCGAGGTCAGGAACTCAGCCAACGGCGCGCTGGGCGTGGACATACGGGGCGACGGCGGCTACGTGGTGCTGCCCCCGAGCCTCCACCCGTGCGGGGAGACCTACGAGTGGAGCGTCAGCCCCAACGACATGGACGTGGCCGACGCGAACGACCAGGTGTACGCCTTCATAGAGTACGCGAGGCCACGCCACGACACGGCGTCGCGAGAGAGGTTCGACCTGCCGAGCGACGTGGCCGAGAACAGGAACGACACCCTATTCAGGTACGGCTCCTCGCTCAGGAGCGCGAACCGAAGCGACGCGGAGATACGCGCGATGCTCTCCGCCGCGAACGAGACCAGGTGCCGGCCACCGTTGGCCCCCACGGAGGTGGAGAAGATAGCGGCGAGCGTGTGCCGCTACGAGCCGGGAAACGCCCTCTCCACCATTTCAGGGGGCGGCGAGGCCGAGCCGCCGCAGGTGTCGGGCGAGCGCCCGGCCAAGAAGATGGCCGACGAGACCACCGAGAAGATCCAGAACGTCCTGCTCGCCCACGAGACGCTGCGCGAGGGCATCAAGTGCAACCGGCTGGACGGCAAGCTGCACGTTCTGACGGACTGCATACCCGAGACCGGCTTCGACGGCCCGCACGTCCTGACGGACGCCGAGACCGCGAAGATGTTTACGTACCTGGAGCACGACTTCGGAGTGCGCTCGTACGCCCGGTTCCAGACGGCACTGCTCGCCTTCGCGGGGACGCGCAGCCAGCAGTACGACCCCATCGCCGAGGCCCTGAGGGCCCTCCCCACGGTGAGGCCGGTGGACGGCCAGTCGATGGCGGACGGCCCCGCGAAGGTGGAGGTCTCCGAGGACGGGGGCCGCACGTGGGAGCGCCGCGAGTCGGCGCGGGGGAGGCTCCTGCCCTACTACATGGGCTGCGAGCTCACCGAGTACGTGCACGAGGCCGAGATGCTGACCAACCGCCAGCTGGTGGCCCGCGCCCTGTGGCCGGGCTGCAAGGCGGACGTCATGCCCATCCTCGTCGGGCCGCAGGGGATAGGGAAGTCCACGTTCGTGGCCGCGCTCGCGCTCGACCGCGACTTCTTCCTGGAGGGGTTCTCCACCTTCGGCGACGAGGACATCAAGAGAATCGTCGGCAGGCTCGCGGTGGAGATACCCGAGCTCGACTCCTTCTCGAAGAAGGACATGAACCTCATCAAGTCGGTCATAACGCGCCAGGTGGACACGTACCGCGAGGCGTACGCCCGAAGCCCGCTGAGCCACCCGCGCACCGCGATCTTCTTCGGCACCACGAACGACTCCGCCTTCCTGACGGACTCGACGGGCAACCGCAGGTTCCTCCCGATAGAGTGCGGGCGCGACATGAACGACGCCGACCCGGGCCTGTTCGACGGCACCCTGGACCACGACGCGGCGCAGTGGTGGGGGGAGGGGGTGGCCGAGGCCGGGGAGGTCGGCAAGGACGCCTTCCTGCGGTCGCTGACGCTTCCGAGGCGCGTCCTCGCGGAATCCGTGGAGATGCAGGAGAGGTTCACGCAGGAGGACCACGTGCAGGAGGTCGTGAGCGACTACCTGGGCGAGCTCGGTCCCGAGAACAGGTACGTGAACGTTAAGATGGTGATGTTCGAGGCCATGGGCTACGACAAGCGGGCGTTCACCAACGAGAAGCGATTCTTCGTCAACAACGTCGCGAACGCGATAGGCCGGTGCCCCGGATGGAAGGAAACATCATCCAAGCAGCGAGTGCCCGGATATGGCATCTCGAAGGCCTGGGAACGTTTCGTTTAACATGAACGAAACAAATAACGGCAACGGCAACAAGAATGGCAACAACATCGGCAACAAGAAAACAAGCTTGTAGATATATTCAAATTGGATTCTTGTTGCCCTGTTGCCCTCTTTTCTCTGACTCTTTCTATTTATAAATAATAGTAATAGAGCATACAGAAGGTATAGAGGACGAAAAAAATGTTTGCAGCACGGCAACACGGCAACATTTGACGTTTTCGCAGGCAAAGCATGTTGCCGAACGATGTTGCCGCAAAATCACGGCAACAAATCGCACTCATATCAACAAGACAACCAAATACGGCGCATGCCACGGACGCTCCGCGAGGGTCGCCGCGCATGCAAGTTAATGACGGGAGGCACGGTCATGGGAGAACCGTTCCACAACTTCGAGCGAGACGGGGATTACGTCGCGCCGGAGCCAAGGCACGTGTGCAGGAACTGCAGGTGGTGGCACCCGCTCAACCCGGGGGACGACCCGCTCGAGTTTGTCGACGGGGCGGAGCTCTCGCGAGACGGCGAGTGGGGCGTCTGCGTCCCCGTCGGGAGGCTCGGCCCGTGCGCGGGCGACGTGAGGCTCACGCGATCGCGCGACGGCCTCCCGGACGCGCGGTGGGCGTGCTTCGAGCGCTCTGAGTGGGCGGGCGACTGATGGCGCGCCGGGTGACGCGCTGCCATTGGACAGACCGCGAGGACGCGGCGCTCGTGGAGCACTACGAGTCGCGAGGGAGCGGGTGGGAGGGCTGGGCCGCGCTCCTACAGCCGGAGCACGTGGAGCAGCACCGGATAGTGGCCCATGCGAACCACCTCGGGCTGCGGCGCGGGGAGGCGGGCTCGTGCCTGCGGCGCGCGATGCCCATAGACGTCAACCCCAGCGTGCGCGCCGGGGCGGGCGAGTGGGCGGACGCCAACAGCGCGGAGCTGCTGCGCGCAGCCGACCTCGTGGCGCGGGCGACCGGTCACACCGTCGCCGAGACGTCCTGCCAACTCGCGGCGCTCGTGAGTGACGCGTGGAGTCGACGGAGGAGGAGCCTCAGGCAGGCTGCCCTGTCGATGCGCGAGCAGGGGATGCCAAACAAGGAGATAGCAAGGCGGCTCGGCGTGTGCGACGCGACCGCGCGCGACTGGGTCAACAGGGCGAGACGAGAGAGGGAGGACGCATGACGTCTCAGGAAGAGGACCGACGCAGGGACGCGGCGAGGCTGTGCCGGGAGCTCGCGGACAGGGGCTTCTACTTCTCGGACCATGCGGTGGCGTGCGTCATCGGCGCGGGGGGCGAGGACGAGGCGGGCAAGTGGCGAGCCCTCGCCGACATGATTGACGACGCGACGCACGACATGCACGAGGAGGACGCGCAGTGAGATATATCAGCGTCTTCTCGGGCATCGAGGCCGCGTCCGTCGCGTGGCGCCCTCTCGGGTGGGAGGCGGTTGCCCTCTCCGAGATCGACCCATTTCCGAGCGCCGTCCTCGCCGCACGTTACCCCGACGTCCCCAACCTGGGGGACGTCACTCAAGTCGAATGGAGCGCATACCGTGGAGCAGCAGACATCGTTGTGGGAGGAAGCCCCTGTCAGTCATTCAGCGTCGCCGGAAAGCGGGAGGGTTTGGCAGGGGCAAGCGGACTCATGTGGGAGTATGCCCGAGCAGTTCGTGAGATTATGCCGCGCGTCTTTATCTGGGAAAACGTCCCGGGAGCGCTCAGCAGCTCGCACGGGGAGGACTTCGGATGCTTGCTCCGCAGCATGGATGATCTCGGGTACGGTCTGGCGTGGAGAGTTCTGGACGCGCAGTTCTTCGGAGTGGCCCAGCGGCGCCGCCGTCTCTTTCTTGTCGGATTCCTTGGAGACGCGGGACGTGCCGCCGAAATACTTTTTGAGCAAGAGAGCCTGTGCCGGGATCATCCAACGAGCCGAGAGAAGAGGCAGGAGCTTGCCCGAGCCGCTGGGGCCGGTGCTGTCAGCGATAGCAGATGCCTGACGCCCCGGGATTTGCAGTCGTTGCCCCAGTACGGCCCCGAGGTCGCGGGGACGTTGACGGCGCGCTTCGGCTCATCGCCGCGCGCGGACAGTGGTCAAAGCGTCGTCTGCATGGCAAGCGGTCAGGCCCATGCCGAGACGTGCGATGACATGTGCCCTACCCTGATGGCACGGCAGTACAAGGATCCGCCGATAGCCGCCTACGCCCTGCGCATGCGCTCGGGCAAGGCCGGCGGCGGCAAGGGGCCGCTGGTGCAGACTGACGTATCCGAGACCCTTGCCACGGGCAACGACCGGACGATCATCTGTCACGCGCCGGACGGCACGACGAACGTGCTCTATGCAGGGCGGCGGTGGCAGGTGAGAAGGCTCACGCCGATGGAGTGCGAGCGGCTCCAGGGCTTCCCCGACGACTGGACCCGCATCGCGTGGCGCGGGAAGCCGCCCGAGGAGTGCCCCGACGCTCCGCGATACAAGGCGACGGGCAACTCAATGGCCGTGCCCGTGATGAGATGGATCGGCGAGCGAATCATGTCAACGATGCACGAGGAGGACGAGAGATGACCGACACAGACACCACCACCGAGACCGACGCGCTGCGGAGGCTGCGCGAGCTTAAGACGAGGCTGGACATGGCGCGCGGCGAAGGCGTGAGCGGCTCGGGGTTCATCCGCGCGCTCGGCGGGCACGCGGATGGCTTCGAGTCGTGCCAGGCGAACGATGCCATCGAGCTGCTCGTTCCGCAGCTCAAGCGCGCAATCGACGCGTGGCAGGCCGAGCGCGACGGCACGAGTGGCAACGGAAATCGAACTAGAGGAGACAAAGTCATGAACAACACGCTGGGCGACCTTAACAACTACCTCTTCGCCGAGATTGAGCGGCTCGACGACGAGGGGCTCAGGGGCGACGACCTCGCGCAGGAGATAAGCCGGGCGCACGCCATCGGCAAGGTGGCACAGGCCATCAGCTTCTACCGCGACGGGCAGCCGCGCCAAGGCCCTGGCAGGTGATGCCGAGTGAAAGTCGCATGGATTAGTGCAGGTGTATCTTCTGCAATCGCTGCGTATATAAGCAAACCAGAGCGATGCGTCTATATAAATGTTATTAACCAGCATCCTGATTCTTTACGATTTTTATCTGATTGCGAGCAGATTCTCGGATTTAAAATCGAAATAGTTAGCTCGCTTGAGTATGGCCAGTCTGTAGATAACGTGATTGATAAAGATAAGTATATCAATGGACCCTATGGTGCTCGGTGTACGCTAATGCTTAAAAAGCGCGTGCGGCAGGCGTGGGAGACACATAACGCACAGCCGGGTCTGACCTATGTCTGGGGTTATGACGCTACTGAGGCACGCAGGGCTAAACGCATCACGGAAGCGACTGAGTTTGGCTCCGAGTTCCCGCTAATCGACCGAGGCCTTACGAAAGCAGACTATCACGCCATTGCCGATAAGATCGGGTTGAAGAGACCGAAAATGTATGAGCTTGGCTATGCAAACAACAACTGCATCGGCTGCGTCAAGGGCGGAATGGGTTACTGGAATAGAATTAGAAAGGACTTTCCAGAAGTTTTCGCCCGTCGAGCAAAGCAGGAGCGTCAAGTCGGCCATAGCTGTATACGCGGTGTTTATCTCGACGAGCTTGACCCCTGCCGAGGGAATATGGAATCCGAAATCATGCCGGAATGCTCTTTCGCGTGCATGGCTGTCGATGCAGGTGATGCCGAGTGAGCGCGATGACGTCGGACGAGCTTGCCGAGCTGTGCCGGGACAACCCGGGGCTGCCGGTGCTGGCCATGGTGGACAACGACCTGTGCGACCCGTACGAGTACGCATACACGTTCCAGGAGGTCCGCCGCGCCCAGGTAGCGGAGGTCGCCGAGGTCAGCGAGCACATCGTCGAGCGCGACGGCTTCGACTACGTCGAGTTCCTGGACGTCGCCTACGACGGCGAGGAGCCCGAGGACGAGTGGCGCGCCCGCCGCGAGTACGAGGGCATCGAGTGGGTGCCCTGCGTGCTCGTGTGGACCGCCGCCGCGACTCTGCCGGGGGGCGAGGACCGATGACGCCAGATGGCGCGGAGCGCTACATGCTCAGAATCAAGGAGGAGTACGAGAGGGAGAAAGACCGCCGCCGACCCATGGAGGTGGGACCCCGACACGAGGTTCTGCCCCCACTGCGGCGCGAGGGTGGTGGAGCCGTGAGCGCCGACAGGCCCGTCCTCGACGCGTGCTGCGGGGGCGAGAGCTTCTACTTCCGCGAGCACCCCGAGGTCCTGACGTGCGACCTCGAGCCTCGCGTGGCCACGCTGTGCGACGGGCGCGCCTTCGAGTGCGCCCCGGACGTGGTGTGCGACTTTACCGACCTGCCGTTCGACGACGAGACGTTTTCCCTCGTGGTGTTCGACCCGCCGCACCTCACGCGCGGGGCGGGCTGGCAGGCGACCAAGTACGGCGTCCTCGACCACGACTGGAAAGACGAGCTGGGGCGCGGCTTCTCCGAGTGCTGGCGCGTGCTCAGGCCGCAGAGGACGCTGGTCTTCAAGTGGTCCGACGTCCAGGTCGGGCTGGCCGAGCTGCGCCCGCTGTTCCCAGCGCCTCCGCTGCTGGGCAACCGCAGGCCGAGGGCGTCGGGCACGCACTGGCTGCTGTTCTTCAAGGGGGGCGAGTCCTCGTGAGCGCCGGCACCTACGCCGCCTACCGCGACGGGCGAGAGGTCGCGCGTGGCACCGCCGCCGAGGTGGGCCGGGCGCTGGGCATAGGTGCCGACACGGTGCGCGCCTACGCCACGCCGAGCATGCGCGTCAGGTGGCAGCGCCGCGCGGTCCAGGTCGAGCACGTGTCCATGGGCCGCTCCGGGCGCGGGCGCATGTCCGTCACCCGCGACCTGAGCGAGAGGGAGCTGGGCATCGTGCGCAGGTGCGCGGCGGGCAGGCTCTCGCGGGCCGAGGCGGCGCGGATGGCCTACGTGCACCCCAACACAATGGGCCGCTACGTGAGGATGTACCGAGAGGAGACGAGGGAGATGCGGAAGTGAGGCCCACGATGCCGTGCTCGTCCTGCTCGTCGTGCGTCGCGTGACACGCGTGCGGCTTCGCCCCCGAGAGGTGGAGGTGCTCCCGCACGGACTCGGACGTGACCCGCGAGGACAGCTGCACGATGGTCGACTCGGACGGGCGCAGGAGCGGCGTCGACCGCGTCGAGACGGTCACGCTGCCCGACGACTGGAACAGAAGGGAAGGGTGGTACGAATGAGGCGGTTCAAGATGCCCAGCCTCTACGAGGACAGGAAGCTCTCGTACACGAATCGCACGGGCGCGCCTGACGCCCCCGATGATGATGGCGCGCCTCATGTGGGGTCGCCCAAGGAGACGCTGGATCACAACCGGCTCCCCAGAATCCACGGTCGCGCCGAGGGCGACCCCGTGACGTGCCCCGCGCACTACGCGGGCGACGGGGAGGTGGAGGCCAAGCGCGCCCTGAGGTCGATGCTCGTCGGCTACGAGCGCGCCGCGCCCGCGCTCCCGTACGAGCAGGTCGCATGGGCCGCGATGGCATTTAAGTACATATGGCGCTTCCCCGGCAAGAGCGGCCTGCAGGACGTCAGGAAGGCTCGCGAGTGCCTCGACAACGTCATCCGGTCCATGGAGACGGACGCGAAGAGACCAGCAGGGGACGCCATGCCCGACGGCTTATGGCGCGACTGCCACGGCCCGACCTTCTACGAGGAGGTGGAGTGACCCATGCAGCGAGTCGGCGACATCCTGCCATCCCTCGCGCGCTTCCGCTCGTACCGCGCCCACGCCGACGAGCTGGAGGCGATGAAGTCGTGGCCCCCCGCCCGCTCACCCGGCCCCATGGCGCGACGCTCGCGCATCGAACGCGACCACGAGCGCGCCCTCGACCGCGCGTTCGCGGAGGCCTCGGTCGTCTCGACTTGGTACGGCACGCTGCACGCGCGAATCCTCTCCGCGCACTACCTTTACGGCGAGGACTGGCACGACATCTCGGCATCGGAGGGAATCCCATATGACAAGACCAAGAAGCTCGCATACAGCGCCCTCGCGTGGCTCGACGGGTGGGTCCGCGCCTTCGGCGAGGGGGAGCCGCGCGCCTAGGTCCGGCACGACGCCCGTCGGAATCACCGTCTCGGAGGCCGTCGTGCTGCGCAACGTCGTCTCGCGCCACGTCCCCGGCGAGCCGATGGACCCGGTGTCCGACCTGCACGACTCGACGCGGAACGGCGTGAAGGACATGCCCGCCGGCCGCATACTCTCCGCGTGCGCCTCGCTGGCGTCCAAGGGCGCGCTCGACGTGCTCCCCTCCGGCTCGTACGCCACCAACGACGTCTCGGAGCGCATGTACGCGCAGCTGGTCCCGACGCAGCGCCGGTGCATTCGAAGGAGGATGCATGGGCGGCAAGGGTAGCGGGCCGCGCCCGCACAGCGGCAGCACCGCGCCGAACTCGCAGGTCCCCGCGAACAACCACGAGTCCATCCTGTTCTCGCTGGAGCTGCTGGACATGCCCGCCATCGACATCTCGGACCCCGACGCGATGCGCGAGCGCGCCGTCGAGTACTTCGATCTGTGCGACCGGCACCACTCCAAGGTGCTCATCAGCGGTCTGTGCATGGCCCTCGGATTCACACGAGAGGACCTGTTGGACTGGTCCAAGGGCAGGAGTCACCTGCTAGAAGACAGGCTAAGTCCCGAAAGCGCATCTGTTTTGCAAAAATTAATTAAAACTTTAGAGCTTTCGTGGGAGTTCGCGTTCCAGAACGACGGCTACCGCAACCCCGTCACCGGCATCTTCCTCGGCAAGAACAACTTCAACTACAAGGACGAGTCGCAGACGGTCGTGAAGCACGAGGACGACGAGCGCGGGCCGTCAAGGAAGCAGCTCGAGGAGAAGTACTCGAAGGCGCTCCCGCAGGAGGCCGAGGACGTGCGCGTCGAGCCGCCGGGAGACGACGAGGAGCGCGACCCGCCGAAGGATTAGCGACTTTCGCGAGGCCTACACCGACTTTCGGAGGGGCTACACGCCCCCTCCGCCCGAATAGTGGAGCTGCGGGGGCTTTCGCGACTCTCGCGGCGGCTACGCGGCGACTTTCGCGCGCCCTACACGCGGTCAGCGACTTTCACGCGGGCTACACGACGAAGGTTGCGACTTTTTTTCGCGCCGTGCGGAGCCGCAGCGACTTTCGCGCAGGGTACACGCCTATAAGAGAGTGAGTTAGTAACATTTGCGCGCAAATTTGTACGGAATCGGGCGCGCGACCAGCGCGCACACACGGCCCTCGCCGGGGAGACCTGGCGGGGGCCTTTTTTTGTGTCGAGACGCGGAGCGACAGAGCGCCCGGGCCTCCACCTCTCAGGCCGCGCGCGGCGCTCATGCGGAGCCGTGCGTAGCACTACGAGACGTGCGCGGATGCATCCATGAAGAGTCAGGAACGACGCTAGCGTGCGTGCGCGCGGTTATGGCTATAAGTGTCCATATTGAATAGTCCGAAGTCTTAGAACGCCTTAGAATGGCTCATTCGCAGATGCGACTGGGAGCGCTCGGGGCCGTGCCGCGCGAGAAGGGTCGCGCCCCGCGTCCCCCCCCCGAGTGGTGGAGGCGTCGCAGGGCGCGCGGGGGCGATGCGCATGAGTAGGCCCCCGCTCGGATAGTCCGGGCGAGGGCCTGGTTAGATCATGCGTAGTAGTGCCCTTAGTATCAGTATAGGTACGAGCACCGGCGCTAGTATCACGGCTAGCAGCGCCGCTAGGCAGCTGTGCCCGCGCATTCGGTCACCCCCTCCGGCCCTGTGATGCGCGTGTCCAGAGTGCGTGCGTAATCGGACCCGAAGGCGCAGATAAGATAGCGCCGCCAGAACACGGACGTCAGCGTGTCCATGGTCCATTGTGGTATCAGGTCCCATGCGAACACAGGGCGCGCGTGGGCCCGCCCCAGTAGGCGCAGTATGTTACGATGCCGACGGCTAGGGCCACGGCGACGCCCGCCGCGATGCGTCTACTATGCGTCATGGTCGGCCACCTCCTCGCGGACGTAGTACGACAGGTACCGCCCGCAGATGCCGCCGCACACCTCGGCCGTGCAAAGCCCGACGTCATATTCAAAATATGATTTGATATCAGATTCCGTCCAGCCCAGGCGGTACGCGGGGTCAAGCATTTCGATCACGTATTTTTGCTGGGTCGCGTATGCGACCAGGTCGCACCCGAGCACATAGACCGCTTCGCCGGCTCTGTAGTGCTTGTAGGCCGTCGTCTTGCTTACTCTCGTAAGCGTCTCGCCGTGGAGGGTCTTTCCGCTTTCCTTTTTCATAATCTGCCTCTTATCGATTAAAGATGTAATCGGATAGCTCGGTCAGCACGGCGGCCGTAATGTGCTTCCCGCGCGTCATCAGTAGCACTGCCTCTCACGATTTTCGCACCATGCGCGGTAGTCCGACAGCTCGGCCAGATCCGAGTGGTAGCCGCCGTACGGCGCGCTGCGGACCTCGTCCATGTACTCGCCATCGGCTCGCATGACTCTGAGCGCCTCAGGTCGCGTCATGGGCTCGCGGTCGTAGTTGCCGTCCCACACGTCAGCGTCCACCCATGCGTCCCGGGCGTGCTTGGTATCAAAGAATTTAATGTGCCCGATGCGGCTACCGTTTTCGTCTGTGGTGCCGACTCCGTAGTAATGCTCGAATGCGTAAAACATTTCGTCTCCTTTTGTCTATCGGTTAAATAGGTAGCCAGATAGTTCAGTCAGCACCGCGCCGACCACCGCGCCCACAAGGTAGGCGAGCGTGACGGCGGCCATCACTCGCACCTCCAGAGCTCGCTTAGCTCCTCGTCCAGGGCGTCGCGTGCGCTGTAGGCGAGCGCGTATGACGCCGTGTCGCCGCCCCACGTGAGGCGTACGTAGCTGGTGTCCGTGTCTATCCATATCGTGGGGCCGCCCACGGCCACGTATAGGAGCGCGCTCTGGTAGTCGCGGTCGCGGCTTACCATGTATGTGATGTCGAGCACGTCGTCTAGGTAGTCGCTTACGCCCAGCTGCTCCCAGTCCTCGCCCGGCTCCTCGTCGCTGTCTATGACGTGCGTGTCCCCGTCCTCGTCCCTGTAGACGCGGCCCTCCGCGTAGGCCTCCACCTCCTCGGCCATCCTTCGGCACTGCTCGCGGTTGTGTAGGTCGGTCTCCTCCTGGGTCATGTCGGCTAGCATCTGGTGCCCCTTCCGTCGTGATTGATAAGCCATTGCTTAACTGGTTGTGACTCTACCCTATTCATAAGCGATTACTTAACGTCACGTTCGGCCCTCCATAGATTATTCATAAGTGATTGTTTAAGTCGTCGTGTATATCAGTATGTGTGAACTTATCGATATCGTTTACCTGCGGTTATGCGCGCGGTAGATCGCGGCGAGGGGTACCGGACAGGGATTCGGGAGGCACTTTTAGCCCCTGCTTAGCCCCGCGACGGCCCACGAAAACAAAAAGGCCCTTGCGATAATGAAGCAATAGCTATACCATCATGCGCAACATTACGAGAGGGAGGACGCATATGGCGGAGAAGACTGGGTTCGGAAGGGCGCTCACTGACGCCTGCGACGCGGCGGGGATAACGAGGGCAGACCTGTCGAGAAGGGTCGGCGTGTCGCAGCCTGCGGTCGCGTCGGTCGTCGCGAAGGACAACCCGTCCCTCGCCGTAGCCATGAGGTACCTGTCCGAGCTGGGATACGAGGTCGCGCTCGTCCAGAGGGGCAAGAAGCTCCCCGAGGGCAGCTACGTCATGGGGGAGGGGGGCGACGCGCGATGACCGCGTACGGGTACGCTCGGGTGTCCACGCGGGGCCAGGCGAGGGACGGCAACTCGCTCGAGGTGCAGAGGAAGGCGCTCGCGGGCGACGGCTGCGACGAGGTCGTGGAGGAGACCTACACCGGCACGACCACTGACCGCCCCGAGCTGGACCGCCTGCTCGCGAGGATGCGCGCGGGTGACTCGCTCGTGGTGACCAAGCTCGACCGCATAGCGAGGTCGACGGTGCAGGGATGCTCGCTCGTGAGGGGTCTCATAGACCGGGGCGTGAGCGTGCGGGTGCTCAACATGGGCGGGGTCATAGACGACACGCCGATGGGCAGGATGGTCGTGAGCGTCATGTTCGCCATGGCCGAGTTCGAGCGCGACATGATCGTGGAGCGCACGCGCGAGGGCAGGGAGCTGGCGCGCACGAGGCCCGGCTACCGCGACGGCAGGCCGCCGAAGGAGGTCGACCCGGCGCTGCTCGCCGAGCACCAGAGGCGTGTGGGCGCGCGCGAGGAGTCCGTGGCCGAGGCGTGCCGGGCCGTGGGCGTGGGCCGCACGAAGTGGTACGAGCTGAGGAGCGCAGCCTAGGCACGCCCATGCGGTCTTCGGGCTGCGCCCCTAATAGGGTGGAGTCCCCGCACGATGCGCCCCGCGACCGCTCGCGGCACGAGTGCGTCCCCGCCCGCTGGTAGCGTCGGCGGGCATGGGAGACGCCTGCGACAACATACTTAGCTACATATCCGCGAGCCCGCGTGACCTCGGCGCTTATGCCGACCTCATGTCGCTGCTCCGGCAGATGGCAGATGACGGCGAGTCCTCGCACGCCGACCTCATGGGGGCGAGGCGGGCGCTGTCCGACGCCATACGCAGCGGGTGGGCCGACGCGCGCGGGCTCGAGTCGCTTGGCGGGTGGCTGCGCGAGGCGCTGACGCTCGACGCCCCGCTCGACCTCGACGCGTTCATGCAGGCGATGGAGTTCGACCGCGCGCCCGAGTCTAGGCTGTGGCTCCCCAGGCGCGCGAGGCTCATGCGACTGTGCCGAGAGCTGCAGTGGCTGGAGACGGGCGTCGGCGCGGAGTTCCTGTCGGTGTCGCTGCCGCCCAGATCTGGCAAGTCGAGCGTCTGCGGCATGGCGATGGCATGGCACGCGGGCCGAGACCCCAGGCACTCGAACCTCATGACCGCGCACTCCGACAAGCTCACCAAGCACTTCTACGTGCAGGAGCTTCAGTACGCGTCCGACTCGGCGTACAGGTTCGACGAGATATTCCCCGAGTCGCCCCTCGTGTGGCAGTCGAGCGAGGACGAGGCCTTCTCCCTCAGGAAGCACACGTCGTACCCCACCGTCACGTGCCGCTCGGTCGAGGGCACGCTCACCGGCGCGGTGGAGGTGGGGGAGGGTGGGTGGCTCTACGCCGACGACCTCGTGAAGGACCTCGAGGAGGCCATGAGCCCCCGACGCCTCCAGTCGAAGTGGGAGGCGTACGTCAACCAGTGCTACGATCGCCGCAAGCGCGGCGCGAAGCAGCTCATGGTCGGCACGAGGTGGGACGTGGCAGACCCCATCGGCAGGATGGTGGAGCTGCACGAGGGCGAGCCGGGCTTCCACGAGCTCTCGATACCGGCGCTCGACCCCGAGACGGGAGAGTCAAACTTCGACTACCTCTACGGCGTGGGCTTCGACCGCAGCTACTACCTCGACATGCGCAGGACGACCGACGAGGCGACCTACGCCGCGAAGTACGACGGCGCGCCCCACGTGAGGCAGGGCCAGCTGTACCCGCCCGACGCCATGGAGCGCTACCTGACGCTGCCCAGCGGCCCCCCCGCCCGCGTCGTTGGCGTGGTGGACACCAAGGGGACGGGCGAGGACTACTGCGCCATGCCCGTTGCGGCCAAGTGGGACTCCACCCCCAGGTGGTTCGTCATCGACGCCGTGTGCGACCACTCGTCCCCGTCCGTCGTGAACCGAAGGCTCGCGAGCGTCATAGAGGCCAACGCCGTCATGCAGGTGCGCTTCGAGTCGAACGCGGCTGGTGGCAAGGTCGCCGACGACGTCGGGGCGATGCTCGCCGAGGACGGCTGCGTCTGTGCGGTGCAGAAGAAGTACACCGGCTCGAACAAGGAGACGAGGATACTCGCGAGCTCGCCGTGGGTGCTTGAGAACTGCGTGTTCCGCGACCCGTCGCTGTACCGCCCGGGTGACGACTACTCCACCTTCATGCAGCAGATGAGCGAGTACGTCCTCGACGGCAAGAACCGCCACGACGACGCGCCCGACGCCATGAGCATGCTCGCCGACCTGCTCTCCTCCTCGCACAGGAACGTGGCCAAGCCCATGAGGAGACCGTTCTAGGCCATCAAAACCGGCACGAGCGCCATGCGCATAGGGGCGATGCTCTCTTGCGGGGTGCAATCCCCATCGCCATGCCGCCGGGGCCGTGTCGTCCTCCCCGCGACTCCGACGGCGACGACGAGCGAAAAGGAGGCGCGGCCTTGGCGGAAGATGGCACGGAGCAGACGCAGGCGCAGGTCGCGCCCAGGTCGACGTACGCGGGCCGCAGGCAGCTGGTCTGCTCGGCCACCGAGGTCACCGCCGAGAACGTCGCGGGGCTGGTGGAGCGCGCGAGGCTCACGCACTGCGTGAACTCCGCCGAGATCAGCTACCTCCACGGCTACTTCCTCGGTCGCCAGCCCGTGACCGGTCGCGAGAAGGCGGTGCGCCCCGAGATAAACAACCGCGTCACCGAGAATCGCGCCTATCAGATGGCCAAGGACCGCGCGGACTCGCTCGCGGGCGAGCCCATCACCTACTCGGCGCACGCGTCGGGCAGGGCGCGCGGCGGCACCCCCGAGGAGACGAGGTCGGCGTCCGACGAGCTATCCACCAAGGTGCAGCGGCTCAACGACTTCTGCGACGCCGCCGAGAAGCACGCCTGCGACCTCGAGCTGGTCCAGTGGATGTGCGAGGTTGGCGTGGGATACCGGCTCGTGCTGCCCCGCATGGGCGCGGACGGCGGCGTGGACGACGAGTCCCCGTTCGTGATGCGCTCACTCGACCCCAGGTACACGTTCGTCGTGCATCGGAACGACGTCATGCGCGAGCCGCTGTTCGCCGTGGTGGAGGTCACCGACGAGGAGACCGGCGACGTCGTGGACACCGTCTACACCGACGGGTCGCGCTTCGTGGTGAGAAACGCCGCCCTGGAGTCCTCAGAGGAGAACCCCATGGGGATGCTGCCCGTGGTGGAGTACGACGCCAACCCCGAGCGCATGGGCGTCTTCGAGGCCGTGCTGTCCATGTTCGACGCCATCAACGAGGTGGAGTCCGACCGCGTGGACGGCGTGGAGCAGTTCATCCAGGCGCTCATGGTCCTGGAGAACGTCGACATGGACTCCGAGGAGTTCAGGGAGATGCAGAGGATGGGCGCGGTGAAGGTCTCCTCCACCGGCGACAAGCCCTCCAAGCTCTACTTCATCAACGCCGAGCTGAACCAGGACCAGGTCCAGACGCTCGTGGACCACCTCTACCGGACGGCCTGCTCCATCTGCGGCATGCCCATAAACCTGGGCGGCGGGGCCTCCACCTCGGACACCGGCGCGGCGGTCACCATGCGCGACGGCTGGTCGAACTCGGAGAACCGCTGCAAGGAGACCGAGGCCATGTTCCGGCGCGCCGAGCGCAGGTTCCTCGCGGCGGCGCTGTCGATATGCGACCGCCACGGCGGCCTGGGCCTGCGCCCGGGGGACGTCGAGGTCAAGTTCACGCGACGCAACTACGAGGCCATCCAGTCCAAGGCGCAGGTGCTCACCACGATGCTCGGCTCCGACAAGGTCCACCCGAGGCTCGCGTTCGAGCACTGCGGGATGTTCTCGGACCCCGAGGCCGCCTACGACCTCTCGCAGGGCTACGTGGACGAGCGCGGCAAGCAGGCGGAGAGGATCGCGGGCGGAGCGGACGACCAGGCACAACCCGACGAGGAGCGCGGCGCGCCCCCCGCCGGTGGAGATACGAGCGCGGGCCCCGGCGTCACTGGGGCGAAGCAGGCGGAAGCGACCCGCGTCACCAAAGCGTAGCCAACGCACGAGGAGAGGAACCGCATGAAGAGGGACTGGCTCAGGAAGCAGCTCGGCGACGAGGTCACCGACGAGGTCGTGGACGCCATCATGACGCAGAACGGCACCGACGTGAACGCCGCGAAGGCAGCGACCGACAGGGAGCGCGAGAAGGCGGAGAAGCTTGTCGGGCGCGTGGGCGAGCTGGAGGAGGCCGCGAAGAGGGGGCTCACCTCCGACGAGAAGTGGCAGGCGCAGATCGACGACGCGACCAAGGCTCGTGACGAGGCCGTGCGCGACCTCAACCGCATGTCCGCCGTCTCCGTGTTCGCCGAGGCGGGAATCTCCGCCGAGGAGTACGAGCCGCTGCTCGCCGGCGTGGTCTCAGACGACCGCGACGCCACCACGGCATCCGCCAAGGCCATCGCTGACCTCGTGAGCGCGCGCGTGAGCGCCGCTGGCAAGGCCTCCGAGGACCGCAAGCTCGCGGGCATGAAGGGCCCGCAGGCCGGCAAGCAGGGCGACGTCTCCACCGCCAAGGAGTTCATGGCGCTGCCCTACGAGAAGCAGGTGGAGATGAAGAACGCCGACCCCACCATCCTGAGCCGCCTCAAGTAACCAGAGAAGGGAACCAGAAATGGAAGACACGTACCTAGGCTTTCCGTTCGACGCAGACATCTTCAACTACTACTGGGCGCAGGAGCCCGACCTCGTCCGAGACGCCCTCCTGACCTCCGGGGCCATGGTGGAGGACCCGGCCATCGCCGCGCTCGTCAACAACGGCTCCGACACCTACACCGCGCCCTTCTACAAGACGCTCGCCGGGGAGCCCGCGAACTATGACGGGCAGACCGACATCCCCGTCGTGGGGACCGAGGGCGGCTCCACCTCCGGCGTCGTGTTCGGTCGCACGCAGGCCTGGTCCGAGGCCCAGTTCGTCCGCGACTTCAACTCCGGCGCGAACCCCATGCAGGTCATCGCCTCGCAGGTCGCGCCGTTCTGGAACCACCGCCGCCAGGCGACCACGCTCGGCATCATCGGCGCGGTCATGCAGGTCGCCGAGATGAAGTCCCACGTCATCGACGCCGCCGCCCCCGTCGACGAGACCACGCTCGGAGACGCCGCCGTGGACGCCCTGGGCGACAACGCGCAGGCCATCACGCTCGCCTTCATGCACTCCAAGGTCGCGAACCAGCTCGCCCAGAAGCAGCTGGTGGAGTACGCCAAGTACACCGACCCCGAGGGCATCGAGCGACAGATCCGAAACGTCGCCTACGTGAACGGCATGCTCACCATCATCGACGACTCCGCGCCCACGACCGCCGCCTCCGGCGAGACCAAGGCCACCTACACGACCTACCTGCTCGGCGCGGGCACCATCCGCCACGCCACGGCGAAGTGCGAGGTGCCGGCCGAGGTCACGCGCGACCCCAAGACCAACGGCGGGCAGAACACCCTGTGGACCCGCACCCGCGAGACCATCCACCCCAACGGCTTCTCCTTCGCGAAGCCCAATACCGGCTACAACGCGTCGCCGACCGACGCGCAGCTGTTCGCCAAGGCCAACTGGTCGCTCGCGTTCGACCCGAAGTCCATCGCGCTCGTCGCGGTCACGACCCAGGCCTAGGGGAGGCGAGGGGGCATGGCGATGGCCGACGCTGACAAGACGAGTCTCGCGTGCTCCCTCGCCGGGGTCCCGGCGGGCGGGGCCGACGCGACCCTGCTCTCCGAGACCTACCTCCCGCTCGCCATGGGCGTCGTGCTGAGGGAGCGGAACCCCTTCTCCGACGACCCCGAGGGCGAGGAGTGGGAGGCGCGCTACGACCACCTGCAGTGCGAGGTTGCCGTGGACATGTTCTCGCGGCGCGGCGCGGAGGGGGAGCGCTCTCACAACGAGAACGGCATCAGCAGGGCGTGGGAGACGGGCGGCGTCTCGAAGTCGCTGCTCGCGCGCATCGTTCCGAGGGCCGGGATCATCCGATGAGGTGCCTTGCGCGCAACATGCGGACGATGTGGCTCTCGCACCTCACGACGGTGGAGCTGACGGACGAGGACGGCAACAGGACGGGCGAGCGGGTCCCGTCGTTCACGGCCCCGATCATGCTGCGCGCCAACGTGTCAGCGCCCACCGGTGACTCGTCATCGTCTCCCTTCGGGACCTCCACCTCATATGACATGACGGTGGTCATGGCCGACAACGCGGCGGGTGTGACCGAGGGCGACCGCGTGTGGGTCTCTGACGCGGCCCCGTCCGCCCCCGACGGTGGAGTCCCCGACACGAAGGGGTCATACGTCGTCGTGCGCGTCTCCTCGTCCGTGAACTCGGTCGCACTTGCGCTCACGGGCGCTGACGGCAGATGAGAGGCGTCACGGCCCAGCTATCCGGCAGCTCCCTCGACGCCGCGGCAAAGCAGGTGCGCGCGTACGCGAACGAGCTGGAAGCGAGGGCCCACGCGCTCGCGGTCGGCCTCGCGGCTGACGCGGCGGACGACGCCCGGATGGGCTGCCCCGTGGACGCGGGCTCGCTCGCGTCGTCGATAGCCGTCTCCGAGACGGCCTCCGGGGCCGACGTGACCGCCTCCGGGGACCACGCGGCGTTCGTGGAGTTCGGCACCGGCCTGGGCGCGCCCCCCGACAGCCCCGCCTCGAACAGGGCCGCAGCCGCCGCCGGATGGGCGCGCGACGCGAGCGGCAGGGGGGCCGACGGGTGGGCGTTCCTCGCCTCCGACGGCACGTGGAAGACCACCCACGGGCAGGACGGCGCGGGCTTCATGGGCCACGCCGCCGACCGCGCCCGCATGGAGCTGCCCAGACGGGCCAGGGAGGAGTTCGCGCGATGAACGACTACTCGAACGCCATGTTCACGCGGGTGGCGAGCGCGGTGGAGGCGAGGCACAGGGGGTGCACCTGCTCCACGGCCCCGTTCTCGTCGGACGTGAGCCTGCCAGCGCTCTACGTCCGCTTCGCGTTCCCGGGCATGGACGAGCAGACCGCCGACAGCTCGGGCGAGGAGGTCTTCACCCTCACGACCTGCGTCGCCGACGCGTATTCCGGCACGAGCATGCAAGCCGCCAAAGCAATCATATCAACCATGGACGCGGAGATGCGTCGGATGGGCTTTCGACGAAGCGCTTGGGACGAGGTCCCGAACGCCGACGCGACCATCAGGCGCGTCCAGGCCAAGTGGAGGGCGAAGGTCGGAATGAGCGGTCAGGTGGCCGCGTGGTAGAAGGGAAGTAGGACATGGCAGGAACCGCCACAGCGAACCCTACGAGCACCATCAGCACGTTCCTCATGCACGTCGTCACGGTCGCGGGAGCCGTCCCGACCGCAGCCGAGATCAAGGCGTCGGAGAAGGTCGTGGACATCACGAGCTACCCCGACTTCGGCGGCGCGCCCGAGCAGGTGGAGGTCACGACCCTCACCGACAAGGCCCAGCGATTCGTCAAGGGGGTCCAGCAGCTCGACACCTTCGAGTTCGGGTCCAACTACACCGCAAAGGACCTGAAGGACCTGCGCGCCCTTGAGGCAAAGGGCGAGAACGAGTGGTGGGCCGTGATGTTCGGCGAGGACGGCTCCAAGGTGCCCGACGGCCATGACGGCGTCGTGTTCTGGCAGGGCGGCGTCACCGCCTACCCGACGAGCGGCGAGGTCAACGGAGCGCGCGGCATGAACATCGTCTTCTCGATGCAGACCGCCCCCGACTTCCTCGATACTCTCGAGAGCTAAGTCGCATAATTAATCATATCAATTAGTTCACATGGAACCCGAGCGGGGAGGACCCCACATGACAACGAGGAAGACCAAGGAAGCAGAGGAGAAGCAGCCCGTCGAGGACGAGTCCCAGGGCATCGTCGAGTCGGTGCGCGGGCACGACCACATCGTCATCGAGGACGAGGACGGCACCGAGTACACGCTGCGCTACACGCGCCGCCTCATCAAGTCGATGGAGGCCAAGGGCGTCACCAGCCAGAGGGTCGCCGAGATGCTGTCCGACGGAACCCTCACCGGTGCCGAGGACATGCTGGACCGCTTCGTCCTGCCAGCATTCAAGGTCGACCAGCCGGACACCACGCTGGACGAAGTCATCGGCATCTGGGAGCGCCTTCCCGACAAGCAGCACGCGATCGCGTACCTCATCGGCCTGTACATGCAGCCGACGCTCGCCATCACGACGGACCCTACCAAGAGCCGGATGCAGTTCCGGCTGGTGTAGCCGACACGAGGGGGGAGGACGGGTATGCCGGGTCATGCCCCTACGGGTACCTGTACGACCGGTCCCTGCCCACTGCGATCGCGCTCGGCATGTCTCCCGAGCAGTTCTGGGACGGGGACGCGTGGCTGTTCGCCGCGTACCGGGAGGCCCAGAGGCGCACGGGGGAGCGTGAGAGCTGGGACAGGTGGCTCGCGGGGATGTACGTCTACGATGCCCTGCTGCGCGCCGCCCCGGCCCTGAACGCCATGTCAAAGTCCCACCGGGCGAGGTCGTGGCCCGAGAGACCGTACGACCTGCCAGAGCAGGAGCGCGAGGAGACGCCGCAGGAGCGCGAGCGCGCGGCCCACGAGCGCATGAGGGAGTGGATGCTCTCCCACGGCCCCTCGAAGTGACTGACGCGAGCTGACATGCGGGATTGCACCCCCCTTCCAGAAGGGGGTTTTGCATGTCGGAAGCCACGATAGACGAGCTCCGCATATCGATAGAGGCCAAGGCGTCCGACGCCCGGGGCCAGCTGAGCGCCCTCGCTGACGACATGACGTCTGCGGGGCGCTCGGCCCGCTCCGCCGCACCGGGCGTGACGACGCTCGCGCAGGCCCTCTCCACCCTCTCCGGGGCGGGCGGGGCCGTCTCGACCATGCGAGAGGTGTCCGCGGCGCTCACGGCGCTGGACGGCAAGAAGGTCTCGCCCAACATAGCCAAGCAGGTCTCAGCCATCGCGGCGTCCATGGGGTCCGTGCCCTCCGCCGCGCCGCTCATGCAGGTCGCGGCGGCGGTGTCGTCCCTCGACGGGAAGAAGGTCTCGTCGAGCGTCGGCAGGCAGATAACGTCCATCACCAAGGCCCTGCAGGGGATGGGCGGCGTCACGGTGGACGTGGGCAAGTTCCGCGAGCTTTCCACGGCGCTCACGTCGCTCTCGAACGTCCCCAAGAACGCGCTGTCCTCAACCGTCAACGCCATGCTCAAGCTGCCGAGGGCCATCGAGTCGCTGGACTCGGTGGACATGGGCGGCCTCGCGACCAAGGCGCGCGAGCTGTCCTCCGCGCTCGGCTCCATGCCCTCGAGCGCCAACGGCGTCACGAGCGCCTACAAGTCGATAGCCGCCGCGTCCAGGCAGGCCGGTGGCACCATGACCGGGTCGGGCGGCGGCTGGATGCGCTCGGCGTCCGACGAGGCCGACACCCTGCGCGGCCACCTCAAGTCCATGGCGTACGACATCAGGAACGTGACTATCGTCGCCATGGCCTTCAAGGGGCTCTCGAACGCCATCGCGACCTGCGTGGACGCATCAAACAAGTACATCGAGGACATGAACCTGTTCAACGTCTCGCTGGGCGAGTACGCGAGCAGCGCGCAGCAGTACGCCGAGCAGGTCTCGTCCATTACGGGCGTCAACATCCAGGAGTGGCTCAGGAACCAGGGCACGCTCGCCACCATGACAAAGGGCATGGGCGTCGCCTCCGACAGCGCCGCGACCATGTCGCAGAACCTGACGCAGCTCGGCTACGACCTCGCGAGCTTCTACAACATCTCCGACCAGGACGCCTTCGAGAAGATTCGCGCGGGCATGGCCGGCGAGCTCGAGCCGCTGCGAGCCCTCGGCTACGACCTGTCGGTGGCACGCCTGCAGCAGGACGCCTTCTCGATGGGGATCACCAAGAAGGTCTCGGAGATGACCCAGGACGAGAAGGCCATGCTGCGCTACCACGCCATCATGAGCCAGGTCAGCTGGGCCCAGGGCGACATGGCGCGCACCCTCGAGTCCCCGTCGAACATGCTGCGCGTGCTGCAGGGCTCGCTCACGAGCGCCGCCCGCTCGATAGGCAACATCTTCCTGCCGATGATAAAGGCGATACTGCCGGTCGCCATCGCGGCGGCGCGCGTCGTGGCCACGCTCGCGAACATGATCGCGGACCTCACGGGCGGCACGCAGATAGCGTCGGTCGAGTACGGCGGGGGCGGCGACACGGGAGACTTCGGCTCCGACGACGACACCGCCGCCGCTGACGACCTCGCCGACGCCTACGACGGCGTGGGGGACTCCGCCGACGGAGCCGCCGACAGCGTCAAGGAGCTGAAGCGCCAGGTCATGGGCTTCGACGAGCTGAACGTCATGAGCGCCCAGGCGTCCCCCAGTGGTGGAGGGGGCGGCTCCGGCGGCAATGGCGGCAAGGGTGGCAAGGGCAATGGCGGCGGTGGCGGCGGCAGCGCGTCCGACATGCCCCTCCAGACCTACGACTTCCTCGGTGACGCCAGCTCCATCTCCGACGACCTCTACAACGCCATCATGGACATGGTGAAGCGCGCGGGCGACGCCTTCAAGCCGCTCGTGGACGCGGTCAAGCCCGTCATAGCGGCCATCGCGAGCCAGTTCGAGGGGCTGGACATAGCCGGGGCCGCCGAGAACGCGTTCATGGCCTTCCTGAACCTCGTGTCGAACGTGGCGCGCGGCGTGGTGGAGGTCGTGGGCCCGATGATGGTGGCCCTGAACATACCCGAGACGGTCGCGCTGGGGTTCGACCTCGCGGCGCAGGGCATGCTCGCGCTCGCGTCGATGGCGAGCGCGGCGGCGAGCGGCGTCAAGGGGTTCACCGACCGCGCCGTGGTGCCGCTCGTCTCGTGGGTGGGCGATAAGCTGCGCGGGGCCATCAGGGTCTGCATAGACGTCCTGTCGAGCTGGCAGACGTGGTTCATCCAGAACACCGGGGCCATCAACGACCTCGGCCAGGCGGCGGGCACCGGCGCGGCGCTCGTCCTCGCGCTCGCCAGGGCGGTCGCGGACCGGGCGTTCGACATTGCCGCCGGGGCCTTCACGGCGCTCAGCGGCGCGGTGCAGTGGCTGCTCGGCGTGCTCGTCAACTCCGAGGCCGCGCGCGTGGCTGCGGGGCTGCTCGGCGCGGCGCTCACCGTCTGGGCCATCGGAAAGGGCCTCGACGCGGCGCTTACGGGCATCGGCAACGCTTTTACGCTGATGGGTGCGATGATAGAGAAGGCCGCGCTTCCTGCGAAGGGGGCGTCCGACGACCTGTCGGGGGCTCTCTCGGGAGGTCTGACCGGCGGCATGGCGAACGCCAAGGCCGGGGCGGACAACCTCGGCAGCGCCGTGAAGACGCTCATGAGCCACATCTACGATAGCAACTCCGCAGTGCATGACGCCGTCGACAAGGTCAGGGCGCTCGGGGACGTTCACGACGGGACCTCCAAGAAAGCCACGCTGAACGAGCTTGCGCACAAGAAGGCCGAGTCCGCCGTGGTGTCAGCGGGTGCGGCGTCGAAGGACGCGGCCTCGAAGCTCCAGACCGAGCAGGACGCACTGGAACGCGTAAGCAATAAGCTCAAGGACTCCACTAGCTGGAGCGACAGGCTCTCCGTCTCGCAGCAGAACCAAAAGGTCAAAATCGCTGAGGCCAACAGTGAGCTGGCGAACAACAAGCTCAGCCTCGCGCAGGCGAAGCTCGCGACACAGGAGTACGCCGCGCAGGACGAAAAGTCTATCGGGGTCAAGGCTCAGCTTGCGATAGCAGAGGCGCAAGCTGGCAAGGCCGTCGCAGGCTCCACCGTAAAGAAGGTGGCTGCAACGGCGACCGAGGGTGCAATGACTATAGCGTCCGGGGCACTCACGGTCGCGCAGGGCCTCCTGAACGCGGTGGTGGCCGCGTTCCCCGGCATGGCCATGGCACTGGCGCTGGGCCTCATCATGCAGGCCATACAGCCCGTCATAGACGCGGTGGGAGGCTTCATCGGCGGGCTGCTCGGGCTGAACGACGCCACCGGCGACGTGACGGACACCACGGAGGAGGCCAACCAGGTCCTCACCGAGGAGCAGCAGCGCGTCCAGGACAACGTGGATTCGATCAACGAGTACGAGCGGAGCCACGACAACCTAGCCGACGCGCTCGCGACGTCCGGGGTCTCCATCGAGCAGTACGCGCAGCACCTCGAGGACACCGGCCAGACCTTCGACGAGGTGAAGCAGGCGCAGGAGTCGTTCGTGGACTCCACCATCAACGGGTTCGACAAGATAGACACCTCGCAGCAGATAACGTTCGACACCCTCGCCGAGAACCTGCGCAGCAACATCGCCACGCAGCGGCAGTGGTCCGACGACATGCAGTCGCTCATGGAGCGGACGGGCATGGACTCGAACAACGCGCTCATCCAGGGGCTGCTCTCGGCTGGCCCGGAGAAGATGGCCGAGGCCGTCCACGAGGCGATAAACGACCCCACCGGCCAGAAGCTGGAGGAGCTCAAGGAGCTGGCCGAGCAGTCCGGCGCGACGCTCGACCCGTCCGTGGCCGAGGGCATCCGCTCGTCGCAGGGCGACGCGGCGACGGCCACGGGCGAGACCATGGACAGCGTCGAGGGGGCCGTCACCGAGGGCGGCGGGGACGTGGAGCAGGCGGCGTCCGACGTGGACGAGGCCACCGTGCAGAGGTTCGGGAGCCACTACGGCGAGGCCAAGGACGCGGGCCGCAACCTCGCGGGCGGCTTCGGCGACGGCGTCGCGGAGGCGAGCGCTGACGCCACGAGGCCCGCCGAGCAGACGAGCGCCGCCGTGGTGACCGCCCTCAACGGTGGCAAGGGGTACTCGGAGGCCAAGTCCGCGGGCCGAAACATGATGGGTGGCTTCACGGACGGCCTCAGGGAGGTCGCGAACGTCGCGCGCACCGAGGGGCAGAACGCAGCCAGGTACGCGCAGGACGGGCTCGGCAGCAACCACTGGGGCGCGAACAGCGCGGGCCGCAACGAGATGGGCGGGTTCACGGACGGGCTCCGAGAGGCGTCCGGCGGAGCGTACTCCGCTGGCTCGTCGGCGGCCCAGCAGGCCCAGAGCGGCGCGGGATCGAACTACTGGGGGGCGTACTCCGCTGGTTCGAACTTCGCGTGGGGCTTTAACAACGGCATGACGAGCGTGCAGTCCACCATCTATAGCAACGCCCGTACGATCGCGAGCAACGCCGCGCAGGCCATGAACAGCTACCTGCGCATCCACTCGCCATCGCGCCTGATGATGGAGACGGGCAAGTACTTCGACCTCGGCGTGGCGGAGGGAATCAAGGGCTACGCGAGCGACGTGACGAACGTGGCGCGGGCCATGGCCGAGAACGCCTTCGACGTCGTGGACGCCGCCACGAAGGCGGGGAGCGCGGCGGGAGGGGCGTTCGGCGACGGCGTCTCCTCGTCCATGGACGCGGTCGAGCTGTCCGCGAGGGTGAGCGCGGGATACGCCCTCGACGCGAGGCCCTCCGCCTCCCCCGTGGCGGGGCAGCCGCACGACGCGACGGGCGGCTCGGGTGACGATGGGTCCGTGGCGCGGGCCATTGCGTCCGCCGTCACGCTCGGCATCGTCAACGCGCAGGGCCCCTCCGCCTCAGGGGGAGGCGACGCCACCATCGTGCTGAGGGTCGGCAACGAGGAGCTGGCGCGCGAGGTCGCAAAGGGAAGGGCGTCACTGCTCAGGCGCGGCGTCACGCTAGAGATATAGGGGGCTCGCTTGTCCGCTGTCATAGCCATAGACGGGGTGGAGATGTCCCCGAACCCGTACAAGCTCGACTGGGGCCTCATGGACGTGTCCGCCGACGACGCGGGCCGCTCCATGGACGCCGACGCGAGGATGTACAAGCAGCGCCTCGCGCAGAAGCGCAAGCTCTCCCTCGCGTGGCGGAATCCCGACGCGGCGTCCACGGGCCGCATCCTCAGAGCGGTGAACCCCGAGTACTTCACGGCGCGCTACTGGGACGCCATGGACGCCCGCATGGAGACGCGAGAGTTCTACGTGGGCGACCGCAGCGCCCCCATGCGCTGGTTCGAGACGCTTGACGGCACGCGCTACAGCGAGCTGTCGTTCGACATCATAGAGAGGTAGGCTGCGCATGAGGGCCACGAGCGACGCATTCAGAAGGAGACTCGCGCAGAACTCCACCATGCTCGCAAGGGCGACGCTGACGCTCGCCAACGGGTCCGTGAGGCAGCTCTCGGGCGACGACCTCGTGTCCATGAGCGCAGAGGGCTCCACCTCGTCTGACGGCTCGTTCGACGTGGGCGCCGCGGTGATCGGCAAGCTCGACCTGACGCTCAACAACCACGACGGCAGGTTCGACGAGTACGACTTCACCGGGGCGGAGGTAATCGCCTACATGGGCGCGACGCTCGCCGACGGCACCACCGAGTGGCTGCGAATGGGAACCTACCTCGTGGACCAGCCCGACGCGTACGCGGGCACCATCGCGCTCACGGCGCTCGACGGGCTCTCGCTGCTCGAGCGTCCGTACGCGGAGGTCACGACCACGTACCCGGCCACGCTGGAGCGCATCGTGCGCGAGGCGTGCGAGGCCTGCGGCCTGACGCTGCAAGAGCTCGACGGCTCCGCCCCCCCCGTGGTGGAGTCACGCCCGGACGGCGACCACACGTGCCTCGACGTGGTCGCCTACGCCGCGCAGGCGATGGGCTGCTTTGTGCGCGCCGACGAGTGGGGCCGCGTGGTCGTGAGGTGGTACGAAACGTCCGCCTACGAGGGAGAGGCGTGGCTCGACGGGCAGTCGCTCGACGACTCCACGCCGTACGCGTCCGGCGACTCCGCAGACGGCGGCACGCTCGACGACTACTCCACCGGGTCGGTGGCCGACGGGGGGAGCTTCGAGACCGCCGCGGGCGTCGCGCACGTGTGGGCCGTCTCGCAACTCGCGGTCAACACCGACGACGTGGTCGTCACGGGCATTCGCGTGACGGCGCAGGGTGAGGTCACCGCAGACGGCAGCAGGGGCGCGGACGGCGAGGTCGTGCTGTTCGGCTCGGAGGGCTACGTGCTCGACGTGTCGGACAACCCGCTCGTCCAGTACGGGCACGCGGCGGAGGCGGCGTCTCGCATAGGCGCTCGCGTGGTGGGCATGAGGTTTCGTCCGCTGTCGGTGACCGCCACGTGCGACCCCGCCGTCGAGCCGGGCGACCCCGTTCTCGTGACGGACGCCAAGTCGAACTCGTACCGCGCGTGGGCGACCACGGTGCGGCTCAGCGCCACGGGCTCCATGTCAATGACGTGCTCGGCTGAGAGCGCGAGCAGGAACTCGGCATCGTCGGCGAGCGCTCGCACCAGCGCCATAGTGAGGGCGCGAAACGAGGTCGTCCGCGAGCGCAACGCCCGTCAGCTCGCTATGGACGCGCTCAACGAGCAGCTCTCTCAGTCATCGGGCCTTTTCTCCACCAAACAGAGCCAGTCAGACGGTTCGTATATCTATTACATGCACGACAAGCCGACCCTTGACGCATCCAAGATAGTCTGGAAGGCGACCTCCGACGCGATGGGCGTGTCCACGGACGGCGGGAAGACTTATGCGACCGCGCTGAGCGCGACCGGAGATGCGCTACTCAGCAGGATATATGCCGTCGGGATAAATGCTGATTATATAAATGCTGGAACCATAAATGCAAATATGATAAACGGTGGAGAAATAAAAGGAGTTAATATTTCTTTAAAGCCATCTCCGACAAGTGAAATATTATTTTCTAACTACGGCGTAACTATGACAGATCCTGCAGTAGGCTACGGCGTTTCGATGGATTCATTTGGCTTTAGAGTTCAATCAGGTGCTAACAATGTCTTATATCAAAATGAACCTGGTTTTTTATTTATTGGCTATAAGCAAAAAGAAACAAACGCATTACCCAAATTGCAGGCTCCTATTATGTTTTCACCACGCGATACAAATAAACGTGGCGCCTATGCTATTATGTCTCCTAACACCAATGGCTATTCATTTGATATGGATAGCGATACACTTAAAATGTATCTTAAAATAGATACGCATCTTGGAACTTATGCAATTACTGGTTGGACATCGGACAGACGAGACAAAGAGAATATTCATAATTCACATACTAACGCGACTGAAATCATAAGAAAAATACAACATCGCTCTTTTAAATTTAAAAATAAAAAAGATGATAAAGGGAGAATCCTTAACGGTCAGTCTATCGAATGCGGATATATCGCCCAAGAAGTTAAGGAAATAAATCCAGCGTTTGCTTTTGTAGCAGGCGACATGAATGATGGCGGAAGGATGCAGATAGATGAAACAGCAATCATTCCGATTTTGTCTAAGGCCCTACAAGAAATGGACGAACGCGTACTGGATCTAGAAGCCCGTGTCGCAGAACTTGAGAAGGGTCGTAACTAATGGCGATTCAGATGCGACGCGGCAAGTTCGGCAAGTTCGACCCGTCTCGCATGCTGCCGGGGGAGTGGGCCGTGGTGCAGGACGGCGACCCCGGCGCGCGGGACGGCAGGACCCTCTACATGTGCTTCGCCGCGGGCCTCGTCAAGCGCATGGCCACCTACGAGGACATGGTCGAGTCGGTCGTGTCGGCGATCAACGACGGGCAGCGGCAGATTGTGGACGCGCTCACGGCGGCGGTCAAGGCTACGGACGAGAGCGTGCGCTCCGCCGAGGCCCTGCGCGCCACCGCCGAGGCCGCGCGCGAGGCCGCCGAGCGGGAGCGCGCGCAGACGGAGACCGACCGTCAGTCCGCCGAGTCCGCGCGCCAGACGGCGGAGGCGGGGCGCGCGAGCGACCAGGCCAAGAACAACGGCGACCAGGCCCTGAACAACGCGGCGGCGCAGGGCCTGCAGGTGGTCAAGCTCACCGACGGCCAGTACGACCCGACCTCCGGCGAGCCCACCGTGGAGGGCCAGGTCGGCAAGCTCTACTTCGTGCCCACCAGCAACGGAGTCGGAGACGACCTCTACACCGAGTGGATGCTCATCGACTCTGAGT